GACCGCATATGCGTCGAAAATCCTCTTGGCTTTATGTCCACGCTTTGGAGAAAGCCAGACCAGATAGTACAACCTTATTATTTCGCCGAAAACCCGGACGATATAGAGAACTACCAAAAGAAGCGCACCTGCTTCTGGCTGAAAGGGCTGAAACCGCTTCAACGGACAACTCAACTTGCGCCGCCTCAGCCTTACGGATACACTAAGAGCGGACACCCTATTAACTTTGAAGAGGCTGGCGGGAAAATAGCTGGGGTTCAGCACGGTGGAAGCCGTGCCAAAGCTCGTTCCAAAACATTCCCCGGAATCGCCCGGGCAATGGCGGAGCAGTGGGCTGGGAGGTGCGAGGCGTGAAGAAATACATACCCTACGCAATAGCCGCCCTAATAGGCTTCCACCTGCTCTGGCTCGTGTCCGCGCTGAACGGCTGGAGCTACTCCATGAACGGCATGGACATCATGATGGCAGTCACCTGCATTATTATGGTGTGGTCGTTCAAGGGAGCATTCCTCGGAGAAAGGAGGACAAGCAATGTACACGTCAGAGCAAAGAGACACAGCGGTCGAGCTGTACCGCAGAGGAAACAGCCTGAGGACATGCGCTAAGGCGATAGGCTGCTCGCACGGCATAGTCCGCAAGTGGGTCAGCGAAACAGACGTACCTGTAAGGAGATACGGCGCGCACGTCTACCCCGAAGATATCCGCGAGGAGATTCTCAAAGCACACCGCGAGGGACTTTCGCTCCGGAATATAAAGCGCGGGTTCGGCTGCGCACCACAGACGGTTATTTCATGGGAAAAGAAAAACCGCTCCTGAGTTGGCACTCGGGAAGCGGCAAAACAAAGTATTGCATGCTCATTATATCATGAGCGAAAGGAAAAGTCAAGTGAAAGAAGAATATAAAAGCCGGGTCTACACCGACCGCCCAGCTTACGCAGATCTCCCTGCGCCGGACAAGTTCCAGGCTATCACGGGAATAATCGCAACGCGGCTCAAGCAGCACCCGAACGCTATATGTAGCTACTCCGGTGGCTCAGACAGCGACATCATGCTCGACCTTATCGAGCGCACCCGGGAAGCGTTCAACCTCCCGCCGATAAAGTATGCGTTTTTCAACACCGGGCTGGAGATGGCGGCGACGAGAAACCACGTCAAGGCGACTGCTGAGAAGTACGGCGTAGAGATCGCTACATACCGCCCGAAGGTCGGAATCGTCAACGCGGTCCGCAAGAACGGAGTGCCGTTCGTATCGAAGATCATGTCCGCCGGACTTTCGGAATGGCAGAAGAAAGGCGTTCCGCTGTCGATAGCTGAGGAGTACGAGCAGGCGGAGGACAAGGCGGCTAAGCGCGGAGAACTGAAAGAACGTTACCCGAAGTGCGAAAGCGTTATAAACTTCCTCTGCTGCTGTAATTCAGCCGGAGAACCCCGCCCGAACATTCAGCTTGTAATCAACAGCTCCAAGTATATGCGGGATTTCATCGGCGAGTATCCGCCGGATTTCAAGATCAGCGCAAAGTGCTGTGATTGCTGCAAAAAGCAGGTTGCACACGCCGTCCAAAAAGATTTCGATATGATAATCACCGGCGAGCGGCGCGACGAGGGCGGCATGAGGTCAGTTCCCCGCAAGGACTGCACGACGATGTGCTTCACAGAAACAAGCTCCGGGCAGTACCGTCTGCGCCCGCTGTACTACGTCAGCGACGCAGATAAGTCCTGGTACAAGGAAAAGTACGGCGTGCGGTATTCCGACGCATACGAGGTCTACGGGCTTACTCGGACAGGTTGCTGCGGTTGCCCAATATCTTACAAGGCAGTCGCCGACCTGGAGAAAATCAAGCCGTATGAGCCTAATGTCGTCAAGGCAGCCTGGAATATCTTCGGGGACAGCTACAGATACCGCGAGCAGTACAACGAATACAAGAAGAAGCGCATGGAATTTGAACGCTCCGGCGGTCAGTTTTCATTCGATGATATGGAGGAATTCACATGATAAAAATAACCAACCTGGAACTCGAAAACATCAAGCGCATAAAAGCAGTCCAGCTCGCCCCGTCGGAGAGCGGACTTACGGTCATCGGCGGGAACAACGGCCAGGGAAAGACCTCCGTGCTGGACGGAATAGCCTGGGCGCTGGGCGGCGACAAGTTCAAGCCCTCGCAGCCGCAGCGGGACGGCTCGGTAATTCCTCCGCACCTGCGCGTGACCCTCTCGAACGGGCTTATCGTAGAGCGCAAGGGCGACCGGGGAACCCTCAAGATAACCGACCCGAACGGCGGCAAGGGCGGTCAGCAGCTCCTCAACGAGTTCATCGGGCAGCTCGCGCTCGACCTGCCGAAATTCATGCAGGCGACCAGCAAGGAAAAGGCGCAGACCCTACTCCGGATAATCGGCGTGGGGGACAAGCTCGCCGCCCTCGAACAGCAGGAGCAGAACGCCTATAATCAGCGCCGCGCCGTCGGGCAGGTCGCCGACCAGAAGCAGAAGTACGCCGACGAGCTCCCGGACTACCCCGAAGCCCCCGCCGAGGAAGTCAGCATTTCCGAGCTGCTCCGCAGTCAGCAGGAGATACTCGCGAAGAACGGCGAAAATCAGCGCCTGCGGCAGAACCGCGATATATGCGAGCAGGAGCTGCTCCGCGCCCAGCAGGAGTACGACCGCGCCGCGGAAGTCCTCGCCCGCGCACAGCAGGCAGCCGAGACCGCCCGAAAGTCCGCCGCCGACCTCACGGACGAAAGCACCGCCGAAATCGAGGAGAATATCCACAACATCGACGTTATCAACGCGAAAGTCCGGGCAAGGCGCGAGCGCGACCGCGCCCTCATGGAGGCGCAGGAGACCCGCGAGCAGTACAACGAGCTGACAGCGAAGATAGAGGATATCCGCGCGCAGAAAACAGCCCTGCTGGACGGCGCAGACCTCCCGCTGCCGGGACTTTCCGTGCAGGACGGCGAACTCACCTACAACGGCGCAAAGTGGGACTGCATGAGCGGCGCGGAGCAGCTCCGGGTATCTGCGGCGATAGTCCGCAGGCTGAACCCGCAGTGCGGTTTCGTCCTCATGGACAAGCTGGAGCAGATGGACGCCGCGACCCTCGCGGAGTTCGGGGCATGGCTGGAGCAGGAGGGCTTGCAGGTGATAGCGACCCGCGTCAGCACCGGCGGCGAGTGCAGTATCATCATCGAGGACGGCTATGCGAAGCCGACTGAACAGCCTGCAAATACAGCCGCTACAGCCGCGCCGACAATCACCAGCGCAGGCACGGACGCCGCCCCGCAGAGGGCAACCTGGAGTAAAGGAGTATTCTGATGGATTTCAACATTTCAACCGGAAAAGTACACACCGCCGTTAAAACGGTGATTTACGGCGCGGAGGGTATCGGCAAAACGACCCTCGCGGCGCAGTTCCCAAGCCCACTTTTCATCGACACCGAGGGCTCTACAAAGCAGCTCGACGTAGCGAGATTACCCGCGCCGTCAAGCTGGGAAATGCTCCTCCAGGAGCTGGATTTCGTCCGTGACAAGCGCCCCTGCGCGACCCTCGTAATTGACACCGTAGACTGGGCGGAGCAGCTCTGCATAGCCGACCTCTGCGCGAAGAACGGCAAATCCGGAATCGAGGATTTCGGCTACGGCAAGGGCTGGGAGTTCGAAAAGGAGAGCTTCGGGAAGTTCCTGAACAAGCTGACCGAGGTCATAAACGCCGGGATAAACGTAACTCTGACCGCGCACGCGGCGCTCCGGAAGTTCGAGCAGCCGGACGAAATGGGCAGCTACGACCGCTGGGAAATGAAGCTCGGCAGCAAGACCACGAACAAGATATCCCCGCTGATAAAGGAGTGGGCGGACATCGTGCTGTTCTGCAACTACAAGACCGTCGTAGTCCAGACGGACAAGGACGGCAAGAAGCACAAGGCGCAGGGAAACCGCCGCGTGATGTACACCCAGCACCACCCCTGCTGGGACGCCAAGAACCGCTACGGGCTCCCGGAGGAGATTCCGATGGAGTACGCGCAGATAGCGCAGATCTTTTCAAATTCGGAATTCGGAATGCGGAATTCGGAATTATGGAGCCCTGCTCCGCAGGGCGGTATCTCAATGCCTGCTAATGATACGGCGCCTGCTCCGAGTACTTCCGCGCCAGTTCAGCCGGGTATTCCGCAGAGCCTCGCCGACCTTATGGCGGCGTCCGGAATCACAGAACAGCAGATTCGCGCGGCGGTCGCGATGAAGGGCTACTTCCCGGAGGACATGCCGATAAGCGCCTACCCGGAGGACTTCGTCAGCGGCGTTCTGGTCGGCGCGTGGAAGCAGATTGTTGATTTCATCAACGAACAGAAATACCCGTTCTGATTTTGCAGTAAAATGCAGTATTTTACATGCTAAACTCGGTCAGGGAGGAAAGAAAAACTTCCTGCAACATTATATAGGAGGACACCACAATGTCAGAAATCGAAAGAGAATTAGGCTGGGACGATGAAATATCCCGCGAAAGCGACTTCACGATAATCCCGGAGGGCGACTACGACTTCACCGTGACCGGCTTCGAGCGCGGACGTTACGACGGTTCGGAGAAGCTCCCGCCCTGCAACATGGCGATAGTTACCCTCGCGGTAACGCTGCCGGACGGAAGCAACGCGAACCTCAGGCACAGACTTTTCCTGCACACCCGCTGCGAGGGACTGCTCTCCGCGTTCTTCACGGGTATCGGTCTGAAGCGCAAGGGCGAACCGCTCCGCATGAACTGGAACGCCGTCCCCGGCGCGCACGGCCGCTGCAAGATAACCGTCCGCAGCTGGAAGGGCAAGAACGGCGAGGACATGCAGTCCAACGATATAAAGAAGTTCTATGATCCGTTTGAAAATTCATCTGCAAGCGCACCGCAGGCACAGCCGCAGTATCAGCAGTACGCACAGCCGACGCAGTATCAGCAGGCTCCGCAGAACGCCCCTGCTAATCAGCCCACCGGCGTATTCACTCCCGGAAAGTGGTGAGCGCATGGAAAATCAGCTCACTTTACTTGAGCCCGCCCCCGCCGAACCTGCGGTCAGACCCGCGCCGATAGCGCTCCGACCCTACCAGAACGAGGCGAAATCCGCCGTGCTGGGTCAGTGGGAGCAGGGCGTACAGCGCACCCTGCTCGTGCTCCCGACCGGCTGCGGCAAGACGATAGTTTTCGCGAAGATATCCGAGGACTGCGTGAAGCGCGGCGAACGCGTGCTCATTCTGGCGCACCGCGGGGAGCTCCTGGAGCAGGCGGCGGACAAGATACATAAAGCCTGCAATCTCAACTGCGCCGTCGAGAAAGCCGAGGAGACCTCCCTCGGCTCGTTCTGGCGGATAACCGTCGGGAGCGTGCAGACCCTCATGCGGGAGAGCCGCCTCGCGCGGTTCCTGCCGGATTACTTCGACACTATCATAATAGACGAGGCTCATCACGCCGTCTCCGACAGCTATCAGCGCATTTTACAGCACTTCAGCGGCGCGAAGGTCCTCGGAGTTACTGCGACCCCCGACCGCGGCGATATGAAGAATCTCGGTCAGGTGTTCGATTCCCTGGCGTATGAGTACACCCTTCCCCGCGCTATCCGGGAGGGCTACCTCTGCCCGATAAAGGCGCTGACTATCCCGCTGAACCTCGACCTTACCGGGGTTTCCGTCCAGGCTGGGGACTTCCGCGCCGCAGACCTCGACACCGCCCTCGACCCCTACCTCTATCAGATAGCGGACGAAATGCAGAAGTCCTGCGCCGACCGGAAGACGGTGGTGTTCCTGCCGCTGGTCAAGACTTCGCAGAAGTTCCGGGATATCCTCAACGAGCGCGGATTCCGGGCGGCGGAGGTCAACGGAAATTCCGACGACCGCGCGGAGATACTCCGGGATTTCGAAGCCGGAAAGTACAACGTGCTCTGTAATTCAATGCTCCTCACCGAGGGCTGGGACTGCCCCTCCGTGGACTGCGTGATAGTCCTCCGCCCGACAAAGGTGCGCGGACTCTACTGCCAGATGGTGGGCAGAGGAACGCGGCTCAGCCCCGGCAAGAAAGACCTGCTGTTACTGGACTTCCTCTGGCATACTCAGCGGCACGAGCTGTGCAGACCCGCGCACCTCATCTGCGAGAGCGACGAGGTAGCGCAGAAAATGACGGAGAACCTCGCGGCGGCGGGCTGTCCGCTGGACATCACCGAAGCCGAAGAAAGAGCGGAAACCGACGTAGTAGCTCAGCGGGAGGAAGCCCTGGCGAAGCAGCTCAGCGAAATGCGTAAGCGCAAGCGCGCGTTAGTTGACCCGCTCCAGTTCGAGATGTCGATACAGGCGCAGGACCTGTCCGGCTACGTTCCGTCGTTCGGCTGGGAGATGTCCCCGCCGTCGCAGAAGCAGCTCGACGCGCTGGAAAAGTTCGGAATCTACCCGAACGAGATAGAGAACGCGGGCAAGGCGGCAATGCTCCTCGACCGCCTGAACAAGCGCCGCATGGAAGGACTTTCCACCCCGAAGCAGATACGCCTGCTGGAGAATAAAGGCTTCCTGCACGTCGGGGAATGGACGTTCCAGCAGGCGAGCAATATGATAACGCGGATAGCGGCAAACGGCTGGCGCGTACCGCACAGCGTAATTCCCGCGGAATACACGCCAGAATAATTCGAAATTCGGAATGCGGAATGCGGAATTTCGGTGTCCGCTGTCGCGGACGTATTCCGATCGTATCGAATTTAAATCAGTCCCGCGGAGCGGGACACATTCATTCCGAATTCATAATTCCGAATTCCGAATTTGAAAGAAAGGTGCTTATGAATCTAACAGAATGTTTAAAATACATAGACCCCGCGTCGCTGGACTATCAGACCTGGGTGAACGTTGGCATGGCGCTGAAGCAGGAGGGATTGCCCTGCTCCGTGTGGGACGACTGGAGCCGCAGCGACAGCCGCTATCATTCCGGCGAGTGCGCGAAGAAGTGGGAGAGCTTCAACGGCGCTTCAAATCCAGTCACCGGGGCGACGATAGTCCAGCTCGCAAAGGAGCGCGGAATGCCCGCCGCGGAAAGCCGCGCCCTGGACTGGGACGACGAGATATCATACGAAGCCCCGGAGGAACATGTCGTGGTCAACAGAAACTGGGTGGAGGGGCGCGAGATAAACCCGCCCGCCGACTGGAACCCCGCCGGGGAGATGATACGTTACCTCGAAGCGCTGTTCGAGCCGGAGGACAAGGTCGG